AAAATAACACACACTTCACATACTATTACAATACTTAAAAGAGGTGTGGAAATTTTCAAATAGGCAGAGCCATTCTCAAACGAGGGTCATGCCTAACTTCCTTTATTTGATTGAAAACAAAAACAAATGAAAAGAAAACACTACTACCAGATCATGCAGAAGATTCTGCATTTTCAGAAGATCTGGCATTGGCCTGTGGAACAGAGAAAGCTGGCATTAGAGTGTTTCCAGCAATTTCAAAGTTTTGTGAAATCCCTAAAAGAACATCAAAAGTCGTGGATTGTTTTGGATTATCAACAAGAAAACTTAAATGCCACGAAGTTTGATTAGCCCACTCAGAACTCCACATTTCGAAACCATTATTGGGACCACACACTTCTATTGGAAAAATCAATTCCCACGAATGTGGTTCTGATTTAGTCCACCTGCATGCATCAAAGTGCTCTGTACTATTACTATTTGTTAGGAACACTTGCACTAATGATGCCCAATCACTCCTCTTAACTGCTGCGTTTCCAGACATTACAACTTTAACCATCAGACAACCCTTCTTCCAGGCAGCAACTCTCAATAGATTACTAATTGGAGAATTTTGCACAAGTGTGATCCAATCTCCAGTTTTGTCTACTGAGATGCCTCCACCAAGGAGATCTACAGAAAATTGGCAAAAGCTTTGTTTGCTTGAATCAAAGTTCAATGGTGTTCTCACTGTTGCCATTTGATTCCAAACGGTCTGCTGAGAGATAGATTGAGGAATGGTGCCAAGAAGACGGGAGCCTGAAATACCAGGATTAAGTCCATATGCGCACATATTTTCTATGATCGTCAACTTGACACCAATAACAAAATCACCTGGTATTGTGGACACTGAACTATCATGCACCATAGCATACAAATATGGGCACCCATCAGCCAGCAAGGTTGTTGCAGGACGCACCTGAGTGGACCATGCTGTGAGAAACTCCTCTTGTGAAAATTTCAGCACAACTTTTTCCTGAATTTCTCCAAACTGCACCAATTTGTGAGGAAAAGCTTCAAAATTGATGGTATCATCAGCCAAATTTCCAAATGCTATGAAAAAAGATACTGTACATTTAATGTAAGGAGAGGTCATCTTTGAAACTTCAAAAACAAGATCTCCTACAAAGTACCTCCACATTGAAAGAACTGCATTTGGCATATTCATGAGAATAGCACTTTTAGCACCAGCTCCTCCTCCTATAGAGAGAGGCATCCTTTTAACACTCCGAGAAGTGCCTTGAGGAAAAGTCAACTTTCCCATCCATCTATTCAACACAAAAGGATTTTGTGGATTCAAAACACAGTAGGTTCTGGGAACGCACTCTTGAGAGGAAATGAACCAATCAATTGTAACTTGAACATCTTGCATTGGAGTTGCAGTCCATCCAGTAACACAAATAATATCACAGTGGAATCCAGTACGTTTAAGAAATTCCAAACTCCACGCATCAGAACATGGGTTTGGATTAAATGACATAGTCATTGCTTTTGTACAAGCAGGATTCCATAGTTCACAATCTTGCGAACAAATAGTATAGATATCAGAACTGGCACGCCCTCTAATGGAACTATTCATTGCACAAGCCAGCGCTATACCTGTGTTTTCAGGAATGCCAACTGTAGCCACCATTTTAATCATTCCTTTGATACGGTGGGTACGTTGCAAATCAACACTTGCTCTAAAATTGCCTTCTGTCAAGAAATTTGCCAGCAGATCACTGCGCAAAATGGTCCCTCCAACTGTATTTTTGGGAAGTGCAATCTTAGATTGGGAAATCTTGAGGTCTAACATGGAACCTTTTGGAGTCTCAACATCATCAAGAGACAATTTGAATAGATTTGTTTCCATTTGAGCTTGAACTTCATTGTATTGTGGATCTATTCTTTGCCTCAACCTAGCATCAACCTGCTTTGCTTTTCCCTGAATCTTTTCCTCAGAAAGTTCCTCAGAAGATTGTGAACCAGCACCAATTATATCATATTTAAAAGTTCTTCCACTGACAAATTGTGCCTTCGTAGAAGAAACTTTCTCTAACCTGGAGCGAGACTTAATATCAAAGGAAAAATTTCCCTCCAACAAATCTTTCTCTTGAGGTTGATTGATGTTATGAGCAACATAAGACATTCTTCCAAAATATTCAACAATAAGACCCCTGTCTTTCTGCAGACCAGATTCTAACAATGGAGTTGGAGTGTAACTTGATGTTAAGCCTACAGCAGCACATGCTACATTAACCTTGACCATTGCGAGATCTTTCCCTTGGACAAAGTCACCATTGGTGGTTGTACTCAAAAGTTGAAACCTTGAGTTCATATCTGGTTCAATCTGCACAATGGTGTTTGGGAAAGTGACAACCCGAATGGGTCTACCACCTCTGAAAGGTGCGACAAAAATACTACGGACTGCATTTTCAGGATTAGTGTGATATGTATCAACTAGAAGCATAGCACCAACTATGTTGCAATCAGGGCTAGCGAAACTATCAATGATAATTTCTATAGCCCCTACATGCATTGCTGTAGCTTGAGGTTTGCTACTTTTGCTTACCATAGCAGTCTTGAAATCACTTGCACTAGAAGACAGAATTTCCTCCTGTGCCATCAAGGGTATCTGCACCACATGATTTTCTCCCGCACTAATATTAGATACAGGAATGTGCTTACCCTCATACAACTTCCCATCAGTAAGAAGTTTAAGATCACCAACAACACTCTGTCTAAGATTCATAATTTTTGCAAATTTATTAACCTTAGTGGAGTACAACTTATCAACAGCAGGAATTTGATCCTTGAGACTTTCATGAGCGACATGTTTTTCAAATTCATGAGCGCGCTTTGCAAGAACATCAGCAGGGATACCTCTGTTTCTAATCACTTCCATCTTCTCTTCTTCTGTTAGGGCAAGATTTTTATCGTGCTTAGTCCAGAATTTAAACCTATTATCGTAGAACAAGCCAGAAATATGAATGTTGCTCAAATTTCGCTTGTACTTGATTTCAGTAGTGAGAAAAGACGGAAGAATATAAATCAACAGCGTATACAAATGCCACCTAATATAATGAGGAAGAAACTTCCTAAATTGAGTGGCTATTGTATAATAAACAACCAAAATATCTAAATCCCCACAGTTAAAAATTGTTTTCTCAGTAAGCTTATTGTCACCAGAAAAGATGAATGAAGCAAACATTTGCACCAATGCCCAAGTGTTTTTCAAATAAGGCCACTTTGAACAGCAGTGTATAAGACGAGAAGAAAGGGGGAGAAGAGAAAAGAAATGGGAAAGTCTACTCACGAAGTCCTATGCCAGATAGGAGAGTGAGAGCACTAGCCCAGAAGATTTCACCAACAAATGAAGAACCGAGAAAGAGAGATAGGAGAAGTTCAAATCTGACACGAAGTCCTATGTCAAATAGGAGAGTGTTCAGCAAATGAACTGAGAATGGAAAGAAAATGATTCACGAAGTCTGTGACCAGCACAGAGAGTGATTTTCTTTCACTTTGAAAGCCGTATACAGGAAATGTAGAGAGAAATTGAGAAGTCTTTAAAATCAAGTAACGATTGCTTTTGTTTCCGGTTTTAAGGTGCGGCAACCTGTGATCGCGGTTTATCAAAATTTTCAAATCTTATGAAAATTTTAATA